AAGGATTTAAAACACTCATCCAAGCAATTGATCGAGGATAAAATCCAATCGTTAGGTATGGGTAACAGACACGGGTTCAGATCGTTCCAGAACGTCATTGAAACACCAAAAGACGGTATTATCTTATTTCAGGGTATGCATGAACACACTGCTGAAAGTATCAAGTCATTGGCTGAGTTCTCACGTGCATGGGTTGAAGAAGCACAGACACTGTCTCACAGGTCCTTACAGATGCTAAGGCCGTCGATACGTGGTGGTGATGATTCTGAACTATGGTTTAGTTGGAATCCACGTTTTAAAGCCGATCCGGTTGACATGATGTTTCGTGATGGTAAATCACCAACTGACTCAATTGTTGTATGTGCAAACTGGTCTGACAATCCGTGGTTACCTCGGGTAATGAACCAGGAACGTATTGATTGTAAGAACAACGAACCCGACGAATACGAGCACATCTGGGAAGGTGATTATGTCGGTATTGCAAAGGGTGCTTATTTTGCTAAACAGATGTCTGATGTTAAGTCAGAAGATCGTATTGGTGTGGTAGCTGTTGATGCATTATTACCTATCAAAGTGTTCTGTGATATTGGTGGTACAGGTGCTAAGTCTGACGCATTTTCAATGTGGGTTGTACAGTTCGTCGGTCCGCAAATCCGTGTACTGAATTACTATGAAGCACAGGGACAAGACATTGCAACGCATGTAGCCTGGTTACGTGGTAATGGATACAACACCAACTGTGCAGAGATTTACCTACCTCACGATGGTGCAACCAACGATCGGGTATATGACGTCAGTTATGAATCTGCATTCAAGCTTGCGGGTTATGGTGTAACGGTCATACCCAATCAGGGTAAGGGTGCGGCGATGCAACGCATTCAGGAAGTACGTCGGTTGTTACCGGCGGTATGGTTTGATGACAAGTGTGATGGTGGTATATCTGCGTTGAAGTGTTATCACGAAAAGGTCGATAAGGTACGTGGTATAGGATTGGGTCCTGATCATGACTGGTCATCACATGCGTCTGATGCATTTGGCTTGATGTGTATTGTACATGCACGTCCGCTAACAGATGCAAAGCCGATAGTATTTGCAGGTTGGGGTTGATGTGCTATGATTTTCTATCATGACTGATTTCACTGATCACAAAGACGTACTGGTTGGATTACAGGTTGTACAGGATGCAGAAGAAGACAACCGTGATGCAGCGCGTGAAGCACATTTATTTGTTGATAAGCGAGATGGGCAGTGGGAACCATTCTGGTTTGCACAGAACAAAGACCGACCGCGTTATACCTTTGACAAGGTCGGCCCGATAGTTGATCAGATATGCGGTGAGATGCAGAAGGCTGATTTTGCGGTCAAGATCAAACCCGCAGGTGGTGATTCGACCAAAGACGGTGCTCAGTTACTGGATGGGTTAGTACGTAATATCCAGAACATATCAAATTCATCTGACATCTATGATCTTGCTGGACGGAATATGGTTACCGCGGGTTTGGATGGTTGGCAGGTCAAGCAGAAGTTCGTTGACGATGATTCGTTCGATCAGGACCTGGTTATCGAACCCATATCAAATTACATTGACTCGGTATGGTTCTGGCCGTTCAAAAAGCCGGATGCATCTGATGCCAAAGCCTGTGTGGTGTTGGAAGCCGTACCGGTTGATGAATACAACCAACGCTGGCCTGAAGGTAGCAAACAGTCCATATCCGAGAATCGTTTGAGTGAGGCGTACTATCACAAGATAGATCAGATTATAGTTGGACAGTTATATTTTGTTGAAGAGGTAGCGCGGGATTTATTGTTGATGTCGACCGGTCGGGTGTTGGAAGATACGCACGAACTTGATAGTGTGTTGGACGAACTTGCACAGGGTGGTGAGAAGGTAGTTAAACGTCGTACGCGTAATAAGTGCATTGTGAAGTCACATTTATTTGATGGTGGTGGTTGGTTGGGACATGAACAGCATACGGTATTCAGTATGTTACCGGTCATACCTGTTATAGCTAATTTCAAGATATTCGAGAACAAGCTGTTATACCGTGGTGCGGTCGAGAAGATGATAGATGCACAGCGGGTGTTCAATTATACGGAATCCCGTATGATCGAGGAGACATCTATGGCACCGCGCGCCAAGTACTGGATGACTAAGGATCAGGCTGCGGGTCATGAAGATGAGTTAGCGACTTTAAACACCAATGCAGACCCCATGCAGTTTTACAATGCTGATCCTGCAGCACCCGGCCCGCCACAGCAAAACGGGGGTGCTGTTATCAATCCGGGTTTACAGGTTTTATCTGCGGACATGAACCAGATCATAAATCAGACTGCAGGTATGTTTGCGGCCAACATGGGGGATAATCCGGGTTTGCAGTCGGGTATTGCGATCAAGTCCTTACAGAACAAGGGTGATCGGGGTACGATCAAGTTTTTTAGGGCGATGGAACGCGCGATCTGTCGAACTTGTAAGGTTATTGTTGCTGCTATTCCAGCGGTTTATGATACACCCCGCCAGCTCAGGATTTTAAAAGAAGATGGTTCATTTGATCTGACAGACGTCAATCAGCCGATACGGGATCAGCAGACCGGTGCAATGGTTACCACTAATGATTTGAGCAAGGGTAAGTACGATGTTACCTGTAGTTCGGGGCCGTCGTTCCAGAATCGTCAGGATGAGACGGTTGCAGCGATTGTTGAGATGGGTCAGGTGGATGCATCGATTATCGAGATGGGTGGAGATATATTATTCAACAACATATCCTCACCGGGTATGGATTTGATAGCCGAACGTAAGCGTTTACAGTTATTCAGAGGCGGGTTAATACCGTTTGAGCAGCAGACTGAAGAAGAACAGCAGCAGACCGTAGAGCAGCAGAACCAGGAACCGCAGCAAGATCCGTTGATGGTTGCAGCCCAGGCTGAGGCGAACAAGGCGCAGGTACAGCTTGAGAAGGTCATTGCGGACACTGAAATCGCGCGCAGCAAGGAATCCCGTGAGAACTTCAAAGCGCAGATGGGACAGCAGAAACAGCAGTTCGATATGATGATGGAGATGCAAAAGCGGGTTGTTGCCGAACTTAACACCCAGGCTGAAACATTGAAATTCTTACGTGAGGGTTTAGGTGCTGGTCCGCTGGTCGGACCTGCTGGTATACAGACGTTTGTTGATCAGACCGAAATTATCCACGAATCACAGGAACAGAACTGAACGTAGCAGTTTTCTACGGCACCCTTTTAAAAGGAGATAGTCATGCATGAAGAAATTCAAGAACAGGAAGCACCACTACTTGAAGAACCAGTTGATGAAGCGATTGCGGAAGAAGCAGAGCCGCTTGAAGCAAAACCCGACGAACCAAAATCCGATGATCCCGCTGGTTTTACCAAAGCGATAAACCGCAAGCACTTTCAGCTTGAAGAAGAACGTCGTCGCGCTGATGAGCTGGCGGGTGAAGTTGAGCGTTTGAAAAAGCTTACCGCACCGTTAGCACCGGTCATCCCCGATGTACCCGACCCGTACGATGATAATTTTGCTGAGAAGATGGGTGAACGCGATAAGGCTATTCGTGAGGCTGAGCAATTTACTGCGACCAAAGCGGCTGAAAAGCGGATCACGGAACAGCAGCAAATAGCCCGTTATCAGAACCAGCAGAACGAACTCAACAAGACGGTATCGACGTATGCAGGACGGGCTGAAAAGCAGGGTATCACCGAACAGGAATTAAAGGTTGCCGGTGATACGGTTAATTCCTATGGTATCAGTGATGAACTTGCCTTACACATTCTGGCTGATGAACAGGGGCCGCAGATAACCACTTATTTAGCTAAAAACCCGGCTGAACTTGAAACCTTACGGAATATGCCGACCATTCAGGCGGGTGTATACATTGCCACCAATATCAAGGATAAGGCTAAGGCCGCATCCGGTATCAGTCAGACACCTGACCCGGCTGATTCGTTATCGGGTGGGGGAGCACCGCCGAAAGACGACGGCCCTGCTGGCGTTACATACTC